GGACTTTGTTAGAGAGAAAGGTGCTCAAAATGAATTTAACTGATTTGAAAATTGAAATGATAGATGTAAATAAACTATCTAAATCGGCTTATAACCCTAGAGTGATAGATAATATAGAATTTGAGGCGTTAAAGAAGTCATTATCAGAGTTCGGTTTTGTAGAACCAATTATTGTTAATACTAGAGAACACGAGTCGTTTGATGCAGACGAAAAGGAATGGACTATAGTGGGGGGACACCAAAGATACGAAGCTGCAAGGTCACTTAAGATGAAACAAGTACCTGTGGTATTCGTAAACTTAACCAAAGAGAAAGAAAAGATATTAAACCTAGCACTAAATAAGATCAGCGGTGATTGGGACAATGACAAGTTAGCTGAAGTATTATTTGGTCTGACACAGGAAGATAAAATACCAGAATCAGACCTATTAGGTTTCTCTCACGAGGAAATAAGCGCAATACTAGATACAGTTATGAACGTTGGGGATGAAGATGCGGAAGATTTCGATCTTGATGGTGGATTAGATAAAGCAAAAGATACTAACGTTAAACTGGGGGATATGTACCAAATAAGTAGACACAAGATAATGTGTGGGGATGCTACCAGCAAAGAAGATTTAGAAAAGTTAATGGGCGATGAACCAGCAAACTTGGTATTTACAGACCCACCATTTAACGTTGAACTAGATTACAACGCATACGCCGACAACAAATCAACAGAGGATTACCTAACTTTTTGTAAGGCATTTATGCTCAATATAGACAACGTTACTAAACCAAGCACATGCATTTACATTATGAGCGGCGACAAATATTTATTAGACATAGGTTTATTGTTTAGGGAAATATTCAGGTTCAGTCAGATATTATTTTGGGTAAAGGAAAACCCTACCCTAGGTAACAGCGATTATCAGTATAACTATGAATCCATTTTATATGGTTGGAAGAAAGGTGGTACGCATAAGTTCCACGGGGGTGCAGTAGTACCAGCAGCCAACTATGTTAGGCGTGACTCGGGTGATGACAAAGTGGCACATCCAGCGCAACGTCCTATAAAACTTGTAAATGACTACATCAAGAACTCCAGCACACAGGGCGATTTAGTACTAGATGTATTCGGCGGTTCTGGAACAACAATGGCATCATCTCATGTATGTAACAGGAAATGCTATATGATGGAATTAGATCCACAATACGTACAGGTCATAATAGATAGAATGGAAAAGTTAACTGGTCAAAAAGCTGTTAAACTATAGTCATGAATAATGATGAATTTGCTGGATTAATACCAGACCCACAGAGTCTGGAACTATCGTCACCCAATATAAATGCAACTGATGATGTTAATAGAATAGCATTACGCAGATCAAAAATACGTGAATTAATGCGTATGGGATATGAGGCCCATCAAATAGTTTTAGTGCTACAAAAGGGTATAAAAATAAGCTCTGATGACAAAATAGAAGTACCTGTATCTGAATGGATAGTAAAAAACGATATGGATTACATCAGACAGGATGATGTAACAACAGACATTGATTTGCCAGCTAAAAGAGCCGAGGCTATAGACAAACTAAAATTCTTATACAATCAGGCTGTAAGAGAGTATATGCAAGCCAAGGGGGCAGTAAAGAATAGCTTTTTGAATACCGCACTAAATATACTGGGTAAGATGACCGAATTAGAGGGAATAAATAAACCAGAAATGTTAGATTTAAGCAACACGGTTACTATAGAAACAAAACTTACAAAGGTATCGGCTGAAATTCAGTCGTTAGGAGAGGAGGATAAACATGTACTTGTCTCAGCAATTCGTCAAATTCTTGGAAAACGCAACCAAGGACCAATTGGAAACGATAGAATTCTTAGCAAGCCACCCGAGCTACCAGCACAAACCAGTGACGATGAAGGAGTTTCTGGAAAGTAGCGATTTTGTTCTGGAACAGGATGCCCCAAGGCCTTTCAATAAACAACTCTTAATAGATATATTTGATAGCGGTACTACGTTTGAAGAATTTGAAAATCTAGGTAAATATGAAGAGGCTTTATATATAGCTGGTATCGGGTGTCATAAAAAAGGAACTGAATTACTTATGTTTTCAGGCGACATTAAAAAGGTTGAAGATGTAGTTGTGGGGAACTTATTAATGGGACCAGATTCAAAACCCCGTAAAGTACTTTCCCTAAAAAGAGGAAAACAGAAAATGTACCAAATTACTCCCGTTAAAGGAGATTCTTTCGTAGTTAATGAAAATCATATCCTTTCCCTTAAAAGAACAAATAAAGGAGTTATTGCTAAAAATGGCAGGCGAGATGTAAAAGCAAATACAATTATTAATATTTCTGTTAAGGAGTATTTATCACTTTCTAAAAAGATGAAAGGTATTTTAAAGTTATGGAGAACATACATTAATTTTGAGCCGATAAAAGTTTCTATAGACCCTTACTTTTTAGGACTTTGGTTAGGTGATGGTAATAATCATAATATAGGGGTTGCTACAAAAGATTTAGAAATTAAAAACTACGTTTATGAAGTAGCTAAAGAAAATAAATTAGAAATTAATATAAATCAAAATAAAGACAAAACGTGTCCTACCTATATTATAACTACAAGAACAAAGATGGGCAGTAAAGATAGAAATACCCTACTTAATAAGTTTAAAGGATATAATTTAATAAAAAACAAACACATTCCTAAAGATTATAAAACAAACTCACGGGAGGTAAGATTAAATTTATTGGCAGGTTTAATTGACTCTGATGGTTATCAATATAATAACTGTGTAGATTTTTCTAATAAAAATGAAACATTATGCAAAGATGTCCTTTATTTATGCCGATCCCTTGGTTTTGCTGCATATATTAAAGAAAGATATACAAGTTGTAATGGAAAATCATTTAAATCATTTAGAGTTTCTATATCTGGTAATTTAAGCCTGATACCAAATAAATTAGCTCGAAAAAAATGTACTACTAGAAAACAAGTTAAAAATGTTCTTTACACAGGATTTAAAGTCGAAGAAAAAGAAGAAGATATCTTTTACGGGTTTGAAATTGATAAAAATAATTTATATTTAATGGGCGATTTTACCGTTACACACAATAGTGGAAAATCCTATGTTTCGTCAATGGCTATTGTATACATAGTATACAGACTGCTGTGTTTGAAAAACCCACAAGAGTATTTCAATATGGCAAAGGGTACGAAAATAGCTTTTATAAACATATCCAAATCGTTCAGCCAAGCAAAAGATATTGTATTTGGTGAAATAAAAAACAGGCTGGATAATAACAAATGGTTTCAAACTTTCTACCCACCAGACCCACGTATCAAATCTAAAATTAGAATGCCTAAGAATCTATATGTTCTTCCTGTAGGATCTAACGAAGAGGCACCGTTAGGATATAACATATTTGGTGCTGTTATTGACGAAGCCTCGTTCCACACACTAACAAAAGACAAAGACTATGCAGAAGAATCATATAACCAAATAAAGAAACGTATACGATCTAGGTTCTTTTCAAAAGGTAAACTATTTATTATTACATCCCCCAGATATGTGTATGACTTTGCGGAAAAGAAGTTCGAGGAATCAGAAACTAACGATAAGATATACAGGAAAAGAGCACCTCTGTGGGAAGCTATGCCAGCGGAAATGTTCTGTGGTCAGAAGTTCGACCTGGGTGACTATTTAACCGCAATGGCAGGAACAATGATACCGATAGAGTATGAGGATGAATTCAAACAAAACCCAGAACGTGCAATGCGTGACTACGGGGCACAACCATCTATGGCTATACAAGGTTTATTCAATAACCCAGAAACTATTACTAATGCTGCCAATTACGATAGAAGACACCCAATAGATCTAAAAACTGGTGATTTTGCTGAATGGTTTTTCAATAAAAAAAGTGAGTCTGGTTATGACAATGATAAAAGATTTATACACATTGACTTGGGTTTGAATAAAAAGGGTAAAGGTGACGCAGCTGGATTTGCAATGGGTAAGTTCAATGGTTGGCAAGAAGTCAAGAGTATTGAGGGTAAGATAGAGAAACGACCTAAAATATGGATAGATCTAATGATGAGAATAACGGCCAAACCCATGGACGAGATTAAATTTGAGGATATAAGAAAGAAAATATACCGACTAAAAGATATTGGTTATAACATAGCTAAAATTTCTTTTGATGGCTGGCAAAGCATAGACTCAATACAAACACTAAACTCGTCTGGGTTCAATGCAGAAACACTTTCAATAGACAGAAATCCAGAATCGTATTACACGCTGAAAGCAGCCATGCTAGATGGCAGAATGGACTTTTATTATTACAAACCCTTTGTAGAAGA